CGTAGTCTCTGATATGCCAGAAAGAAATATTTCTAAAAATACGTGCAAATTTTATAATGTAACTAAAGGCGCGACACGTTGGTATTTCCCTTATTATGATAGTGACCATAATCATGTAGCGAATAAGACACGCAACATAAAAGATAAGGTGTATTTATCTCAAGGCGAGTTGTCTTCATCTACGTTATTTGGTCAATCACTATTCAATGAAGGTAAGTACATTACTCTTGTAGAGGGCGAAATTGATGCTCTTTCAGCCTTTCAGATGCTTGGATCAAAGTGGCCCGTGGTGTCCATAAAGACAGGCGCTAAATCCGCTGTGTCAGATATATCTAAGAACTACGATTATTTAAATCAGTTTGATACTATAAAGATATGTTTTGACAATGATGAGCCGGGGCGTAAGGCTGCGAAGGAAGTAGCAGAGCTTCTACTCCCTAAGTCACAAATTGTACACCTAAACCTAAAAGATGCTAATGAGTATCTTGTTAATAAAGAAGAGAAGGAGTTTCAGCGTCTTTGGTGGAACTCTGAAAAGTATACACCCGAAGGCATTGTTGCTGGCTCTGATATGTGGGAGACAATCATTACAGGCCCGACAGAAAGCTCTGTGCAGTACCCATATCAAGGATTAAATAATCTAACCTTTGGCATACGAATGGGCGAACTGATAACCATTGCCGCTGGATCAGGTCTTGGTAAGTCATCATTTATGAGAGAGATAGCCTATCACATATTAAATAATACAGAACATAGTATAGGACTGCTCTTTTTAGAAGAGAGTGTTAGGCGCACTGCACAAGCTATTGTAGGTTTAGATATGAATAAGCCTATACACCTTCCTAATTTTGAATACACTGAAGAAGAAGTAAAGGCGTCTTTTAAAAATACACTAGAGAAAGATCGTCTGTTCTTCTTTGACCATTTTGGTAGTAACTCTATCAATAATATAATATCCCGTGTAAGATATATGGTTCGTGCGCTGAAGTGTAAGTACATATTTCTAGACCATATTAGTATTCTTGTATCTGACCAATCTAACATGGATGAGCGCAAAGCTCTTGATGAGATAATGACTCGACTGCGAACTCTAGTACAGGAACTGGATATATGTATGTTTGTAGCTTCTCACCTGAAGCGTGTCGATTATGGGCATGAGGAAGGCGGTAGAGCGAAACTTCACCAGCTTAGAGGGTCTGGGGCCATAGGTCAGTTATCCGACATTGTTCTGGGTCTTGAACGCGATGGACAGGCAGTCGATATGAGAGAGAGGCATACAACTACTGTGCGTGTAATTAAGAACAGGTTCAGCGGTCTTACTGGCCCATCAAATAAGTTATTCTACGATCTTACGACAGGAAGGTTATCAGAGATTGCGCTCAACCATGATGACATATTGGAGTCGGAGGATTTCTAAATGATTATATATCAAAGAAGAGTCTTTCCAGAAGACTTACAAGCTAACCCTAATGTGTACTATCTTTTCTCTGACAACGATAAGAAAAGTGGACATTGGCAATTTAGAAATTACGATAATTTTTTAGGAGTACGTGTCAAGAATGATGAACATGCCTTTGATAATTCTTACTGGTCTGATACTACTTACAAGGATAATGTTAGTAAAATATATGAAGATTTTAAAAAGGTTTATGCAATTCTCAAGCAGTTGATTCCTGTTGTGTACGGAGATGAAACCTTTCCCTTAAACATATCAGACTATAGAAGTAAAAGTCCTAAAACGTGCATATACATTGAGAAATGTTTACACGATATGCAGAAGAAGTGGAGTAGTCCCAGATGAAGGAAATGATTATAGATGAGAATGTAACGTCCTCTGCGCGTAAAAAGGCTGAAGAATTAGGTGTTGTAAGAAAATCTATCACACATGGAGAAGGAAACGTAGCAGGATTTATAGGAGAACATCTAGCGCAGAGTACATATGGTGGAGAAATGGTTAACACGTTTAAATATGATCTAGTGTTACCAGATGGTCGTCGTATTGATGTCAAGACTAAGCGAACTGGTGTAAAACCTAAAACAGAATATGATTGCTCTGTTACTGATTTTCAAATTGATTATGACTGTGATGGATATATATTTGTTCGTGTACTTAGGGATTATAAAAAAGGATGGGTATTGGGATATATAAGTAAGGATGACTTTAAGAAGAAAAGCACTTTTCATAAAAAGGGAGAACGTGATGGTGGCTTTATTTTTAGGCATTCATGTTATAATGTGAAGATATCTGATTTAGTATCTCCATGAAATACAAATCTAATCTTGAAAGGAATATAGCTAAAACTCTTAATAAATATTCTGTGCCTTTTGAATATGAACCCACTCGTTTATCATATCAACCTAAACCTAGAACATATATTCCTGACTTCTATATAACAGACAAAGAGTTCTACATAGAGGGAAAAGGATACTTTCACGATGGTTATGAAAGAACAAGACATTTACTGATACGGGATCAATTGGGAGTGGATATAAAATTTGTATTTCAAAATCCACGAACCAAAATAGGAAAAGGTTCTCGCACCACTTATGCTGATTGGTGTAACAGATATAATTTTGAATATTCTGATTTAAACATACCTAAGAAATGGTTTAAATAAAGATAAGGAAAATGATATGATAGATGATGATGAAATAACAGAAGAAGTTTTTGAGATGATAAAACGTATAGCGGGTGTATATGAATCTTTACCACCTGATTCGGTAGGCATTGTGTTAAGTAGAAAGAGGTCTGATGAAGATTTTGATGAAGAAGAAAAAGTTGATACTTCCTTACTAAAGGAACAGGTCTTGGTAAATATAATTGATAATCTTCCAAAAGGGTCTGAAAGTAGTCTTACATTTGTTGCTACACACGGTTTATTGGAAATGCTTGAAGAAAACTTCGATGATCTAGTCACGTTAGGGAGAAAGAGAATTGCGCTTTTAGATTTAGATTCGGAGGAAGAAAATCATCTGGATGCTACCATACTTAAATTTTCTGATTACAAGGATAAACTTCATTAGAAAGGCATACACATGATAGATAAAGATGGAAATTTAACTGGTATTTGTAGCCCTAAAAATATGCCTGATGTATGGCAACAGATCAATAGTCCATCACACTACAATCAAAACTCTGTTGAGACTATTGATCTTATACAAGAGAGTATGGGGATAGAAGAATTTAAAGGGTACTTAAAAGGCAATATCATAAAATATATCAGTAGGTATCGTTATAAAGAAAAAGAAAATCCAGAGAAAGATTTGCTGAAGGCAAAGTGGTATTTGGAAAGATTAATCAAGGAGATTAGGAATGATGGGTAGAAGTGAAACACTACAAGACAAGTTGCAAATATTCCATCGTGCATTTAATCATCCTATAGGTCTTGCATATGATAAGCCTTCTGCTATGATGAGCGCACAAAAGAATTTAAGGCGACGATTAATACAGGAAGAATTTGATGAGGTGATGGATGCTATCAAAAGTAAAAGTGATGATGAGGTTCTTAAAGAATTGTGCGATCTGGTTTATGTGTGTGTGGGCTTTGCTGTTACTTACGGTTGGGCTTTTGATACTGCATTCAATAGAGTACATACTTCAAACATGTCTAAACTGGACAAGGACGGCAATGCAATCTTTAGGGAAGATGGTAAAGTCATTAAGTCTGATTGCTACAAACCACCGAAGCTTAAAGATTTAGTATAATGGTACATCCGTTACTATTGTCTTTTTTAGTATTGTGGTTTATGTCTATCATGTGGGTTACATGTGATGTTGTATTCTAAGGAGAACGACATGAAACGTATGAATATAAATAAAAAAACTTTTCCAAATCCTTATAAAAGGAGAAAAGCTTTATTAGAAGAACTAAAAGACATAGCTAGAGATATGGATGTTGATAAAAAAAACGGGTACGAAACGGATACCCTATTAAGTAGGGACAAACAGGATGTTAGAAAAGAGTTAATAAAATGGCACAAAGATTTTGTTAATTTAGATAACCATGAAAATTGTTGGGTTTATCCTGATTGTTTATCTAACCAACCTCATGAAGCAGGTGATCCTATATGGGAAGCTCAACCTTCTGGAATGGATGGTTGTTTATGGCAGCAAGAAAATCCCACACATTTCGGAAGCAGATAAAGGAGAACGATATGGAAATACCTAACAACATTATGAATGAGATATTAAATTATCTTGCAAGACAACCATACAAAGAGGTTGCACCTTTGATT